TTTTGTTTGGTCTGTTGAAGGTGTTTACGGAAGAGTTCAGAGACGATACCGTCACCAAAGTTAGTCTCAATAACAAGGTTAGTAACGTTGTACTTCTTACAACCTCTAAGAATATCTAGAAGTGTGTTGTCGGAGTAACCGTCCCGGTAGGAACGCATCTCATGGACGTACAAAAAACCGTTACGTTGGCTTATGTAAGTGGCGGCTGTTTCGTCAGTACCTCGTCCAGAAGGGTCAATACTGCAGATGGTTTCTTGATACGGACCCCATTCTCCTTGAATTTGCATTGGGGAGTAGAAATAATCACCCGGTAAGCCAACCGTAGGCAAATCCTTGAGCACATTACGAGGGTCACTGCACCACACAATAGAATCCGGCGCTTGAGTCGGGTTAACAGAGGTAATGATAAGGTCTGCGAATTTAAGTGGGAACTTTTCTGCATCACTGAGAGATGTGTCCAACATGAACTGCAACATGAAGTTGCTCCGACCCATAGCTGCTTCCCGTTCTAGCAGGTCTTCATGGGTAAATCGGTCAGCATCTGTTACGTCCCAGGCTTCAGCACCGTTGTCGATGTCTTCTTGAAGCTGAGGAGCGATAAGTCCTTCGTAATTAGATAGTTTACGAGGTACACGAGCTGGCCAAACAAAGGGGCGGTAGTTACGTTCTGCAAGTTTACGGTAGATGGTAAAGGTGGTTTGTGGGGTGCCAAGATACATAATCCGGCTATCTTGCTTAGGCGTAAGGATAGACTCAGCCTCAGTACACAACTGAAGCAGTTTCTCACGCATCATCTCAGTCATGGAGTTACCAGGGACTTCGATGTCATCAAGAATCATCAGGTCAGCACGTGAACCAGTAAGCTGACCAGTAATACCCACGGACTTAACAGACGGGGCTTGGTGCGGACTACAGTTAACGTCAAAACTGATACGACTCCAACGGGCATCATCCGACTTCGGTCTTAGATGTACTAGCCAGGGTGTCTCAATAATCAGCTTTTGAAGGAAGATACTCATGTTGTCTGCACGTTCTTTAGACGCGGAGATGATCATGATCTTCTTCTCAGGGTTGTTAAAGAGTGTCCAAAGCACAAAGGCACCAGTAATCCAGGATTTACCGACACCACGAAACGCTTGGATCTGTAATCGCTTAGGACCGTGTTGCAGATAGTCGGCAATAGCGTATTGTGCACGGGTAGGTGAGGGCAAATCAAGTTGTCCCCACAGTGCTTGTAGAAATAGTTTAAAATCCTGTTGAAGGGACTCTAACACGGAGTCCCCTCTAGCAGGCTCTATACGGCGTTTTCTAGGCATAGATGATAAAATGTACCTAAGGGTGGTTTAAAGGGCATTGTAGGGGCTTGTAAGGGTCAATTAGCGGCTTTCAGTAGCAGCTAGAGCAGAGACAACACTTCCAACAGCCTGACCAAACCGAACAACACCGTTAGCAACGTTTAATCCGAAGGTTACAGCTGATTGAATGTTTTGATTAAATCCAACTGCACTTCTAACTTGTTCCGCAGACATAACTGGAATACTTAAATTCTGTTTAGGAGTAACTGCAGGTGTAGTAGGCACAGTTACTTTAGAAGCCGGTTTAGCTTTAGGTAATACAGTAGGTTTTTGTTGAGTTGTTGTTGGAGGAAGTTTAGGTTTTTCTTGTGGAGGAGTTTGAAGGGGCGCTTGCTTAGCAATGCTTTTTAACACACCCAGTTGATCTTCAAGAGAATTAGTTTCGTCAATATCAATGCCAGGCAAATCATCAGGATTAACTCGTTCATCCCAAAACTTCCGTGGAATAACACGTAATCCATTAACGCCTAACCCAACAGCATACCGATTGTTATACCGTGTTCTAATTCTTTGTTCTAAAGCAGTTTTAGCAGCAGCAATATCAGCAGGAACATTTTCTACATAATCACCGGGCGCACCTTCTGTAATTTCACCAGAAATATCTTGACTATATAGATGTTCTCGGTGAGGACCTGCCATACCTGCATAATCAGCAATACCTTGTTGTTCTTGCCGTATTTTTTTTAAAGTTTGTTGTTGTTGAGCAGCAGCTTCAGTAGAAACTTGTTCTTGAGCAGCTCGTCGCTGATCTTGTCCAGGAGTTCGCTGAGCTTTTGTTCCAAACCTTCTTCCACTTTTAGAACTACCCTTTTGAGTAATACCTGCAGGACGTTTAAACCCGTCTTCAGCCAGTTGCTGTTCAACTTGTTGATAAGTTAAATTTGGATTAGCTTTTAATCGTTTATTAGCTGCTGAAATCCATTCTGCAGTAGTCATAAGAAAAAAAGCCGCCCCTTTCGGAGCGGCGGTATTAGGTTAATTAACGGCGGCTACCTTGACCGCGACGACGACGCTTGGGCTCGTCTTCTTCCCGATAACCACGCTGAGCAGCAGCAGCCCTAGGTCCAATAAACAAGTTTGACGTAGCCGAAGTCATTTTACGGCGGTCAAACAAACTAGACATTTGAGGTTTAGCCTCAGGCTTAGGCTTAGGCTTAGGTGTAGGAGCAGCTGCTTGAGTCTTGGGCTTAGGCTTGGGCGCAGGAGCAGCCGCTTGAGGCTTGGGCTTGGGCTTAGGCGTTTCACCAGCACTGTAACCAGGACCAGCGTATTGTTTACCGCTAGGGGAAACATACTTAGATTTGTCAGAGGGTTTAGAAGATTGACCAGACCCAGCAGCTTTAAGCTCTTTAGCAACTGATTCACCAGTAGCTTGTTTGCCTTCCTGACGACGACGAGACGCAATCTGCATTGCTTGCAGTTCACGCTTCATGTCAGCAATGGATTGGCGCTTCTTTTTTTGTTCAGCCATTGTTTAGTTGATGTGTGATAGGATCATCCCTTCACGGGACGGGTTAATACCAAAAGTCTGTCTCATCCACGTGAGCCAGTTATTCGTTCCTTTGTTCTGATTACATTTCCTGCAGGATGGAACCAAATTTCTTGTGATAGTCTGTCCTCCATTAAAACGAGGTACAACGTGATCAAGAGTAAGTTCATGTAGTTCATAATGTTCTCCACAATAGACACATTGACAATTGAAGTGTTCTTTAATGGCTCTACGCCACATCCGTTTTGCTTCAGGACTTGTCATGGTTATTAGGTTTTGTAGGTAATGATCAGGACTGGGGAAGAGCGGTGTCATGCGTAACGTTGGCCTTTACGGGGACGACGGCGGTTAGCTGAGGGTTTCTCAAGCTTACCTTTGTTAGGTCCGGTGTGAGATGCATCCATTCCGTCACCGTTGCCGTAAGTGCCAAGTTTTCTGTTCAGCTTATTAGCAGCAGTGCGGATTTTAAGACCGGCGTTGGTCTTATTGTACCTTCTTTGCTGTGCTCTGCGACGCTTACGTGCCGCAGGATTGCCCTTATAGTATTCAGACGTGCTTTGAGCCATACAGCCTCCGTTGCACCATCTCAGGGTCTACCTTAGGCATCACAGACGCCAGTTTATCCAGTGGGTTACCGTCGTAAGCAACACCACTAATGTCATTCTTGGCTAGCCAGTCACACGCAGCCTTGAGGTCTTGTGTGCTGGCTTCACCTGATTTAATGCGTTGAAGGAACTCAGTTGTCACGAGGTTATGAAGCTCGTTAAACATATCCTCCGTAGCTTTCTTTTTAGTCATGACGCATCAAGATACGGTCTAGCTTTTCGTCTAAACGGTTCATGCCAGTATCAATCTTGGTCAACGCACGTTCAAAGTCAACCTTAGCAACGTAGTTACTAACGATCTTAACTTCAAAGTTATCAATACGGTTGTCCATGCAATTGATACGTTCATGAACACGGTTAATACGAGAATGTATTCTATTTGTTACTGCTGCAACACCAGCAGTTAAAGCCACAGCGGCTGAAAGTAATGCTTCAATCATGTCTGTTGTATAGGACGAAAAGTCATGTACCAACCAGAACCACTACCTTCTACTTCCCAGCGTGGTAGCCAGTTCTTCCAGCTATAACGTACTTCCTTTCCGCCTTTACCGATGGTTACATAACCACCGTTGACGTTATCCATTTCACCGTATGGATCATGGAAAACACCTTTGTTTTCATCATCACCGATAAGAAGCATCCAATGACCGCCACCTCTTGGTGCAGAGACGTGACCTTTATGTAGGATACCTGTTGCTACAGGATACCCACTGTTAAGTTCATTAAGAAGAATGTCTTTAGTACCTTTCTGGGAAAAGGTAGCAAGGACTCCGTACTGCTTACAGGCTTTAAGATGGGCGGTGTATTCAGTTGTATCGCCGTATTTAAGGACTGTCCTTAGGTAATCATCATCTGCATTACTACCTTTCAAGGCATCAGGACGGAGATACTTGATTGCCATAGCACACGTAGAGCTAAAGCACATCCGATCTCCGTGACCTGTTGCACTATCAGTTTGTGGGTAGTACTGCCTTACGTTAAGCAGTACCATAATGTTTACTTAGGGAACAGTCCGTTTTCAATAAATTCGACAGCCTTATCATCGATAGTGTTGTCGGTGGACTCAGAAAGTTTCTTGAGAAGGTCAACGATCAGACGCTTCACTTGGGTAGAACCCAGAAAGGTGAAGAGGATCGGACGGATAAGTGCAATCATTTTTCTTAAGAGTTAAGGTTTACAGCATTCCATTGTTGATTATTTTCATCCCAAATGTAACCACCAGGATTTGGTTCGGTAGGCATGGGAACAGGAGGGTCCCACTGGCATGTCCCCTCATTCAAAGTCCACGAAGGAAAAGGCTTGGGAGGAATAAATGCGTCACGGTCAGGATCATATTTGAACCCAACAGCCGCATAGTTTTTACGGAGTGCCTTGGATTGATCAGCCGATGGAGTTACACCATCAGCTTCATAATGAACACCGCCACGGGTGTTGTAAGAAGTTTGCCTGTACGTTTCACCAGTACGGGCGCAAAGTTCAAGCTCTTTGCCTGAATCCTCTTCACGCCCAACCGTCACACAGCAAACTGTAAGGGTAGCGTCTAGTTTTGCAAAGTGTGCCATTAGAAACTCCAAGAAACGGTTTCGGAAGTAGTAGAAGTTGCGGTAATTTTGTCAACAGTGTAATCACCGTCAGTGGTGGTAGTTTTAGTAACTCCAGCAGAGTAAGTTGCAGTTACTGCAGTTCTGTACCTAAGAATAACTACACCACTGCCGCCAGCTCCAGACGGATAGTTACCGCCAACGCCGACAGCAGCCCCGCCGCCACCAACCGTAACTGTGTAGGTCGTGCCAGAAACCGGCTCAAAATTAGAAGCAGTTAGCAGACCGCCAGCACCACCGCCGCCGTGACCAGCGCCAACGTCGTCACCAGCACCACCACCACCGCCAGTGTTGGCAGTACCAGCAACACCAGCTCGCTTAGAACCACCGCGACCGCCACCACCAAGACCGCCAGCACCTTCGTAACTAGCATTGGAAGAGGCACCACCACCACCACCTGCGTAATAAGTGGCTGTGCCAGTAATTGAATTTTCTAAACCAATGCCGCCAGAACCAACACTGTTGCCTCCACTTTGCAGGCCATCTTCACCAGCAGCACCAGCGCCGCCACCGCCACCGCCGTGCCACGAAGGAGAGCTTCCGCCCCCAGCATCACCACCATCGTTGCCTTGACCAGCCGTGCCAGCACCGCCAACCGAACCGCTCTCGCCGCCACCGCCACCGCCACCGGAGCCGCCAGATTGTCCATTAACACTGTTGTATCTGCCTCCGGCTCCACCGCCAATAGAGGTGTAAGTAGCAAAAACACTATTACTGCCGTTGTTGCCAACTTGATAGCCGCCAGATGAGCTGTAGCAACCGCCACTAGCACCACCAGCAACAACAAGGTACTCAACAGTTACGTTTCCTGAATCGTTTGTATTTAGCCAACCCAAAGTTGAGGAGTACCACTCAAGCTTGCCAGTTGTTGTGTTAGCTCTCAGCATCCCGTTAACGCCAGTAGCAGGGCGCTGTTCAGTAGTGCCAGCGGGCAGCTCTATTGCTCCAGTGCTATCAACGTGCAGACCGTCGGTGACGATCGTGCCGTTCACGTCAACACCAGTGCTGTTGACCGTCAGGCGGGTGGTGCCAGCACGGGAAGCCGTAATGTCCCCGCTAGCTGCCACCGACACGTTGGACGTGCCGTTGGTAATAGCAGTGCTGTCGATTGAGCTGGTAGAGGCAGAAGTAATCCGCCCCTGAGCATCAACAGTAATCGAGGGAATAGCAGAACTGCTACCGTAGGTTCCAGCCGTGACAGTCGTATTTGCCAGTTTATCGGCAGTTACGGCGTCATCAGCAATATGAATGGTATCGATAGAACCATCGACATAGTGTTCAGAATCGATTGCATCATCAGCAATCTTTGTACCGTCCACACAATCAGCTGCCAGTTTTGCAGTACTAATACTGCCGTCAGAAATGTCGTCAACAGTAACTGCATTTGCTGCAATCTGTGTTGCGGTGACGGCACCAGTTGCGATGCCGTCAGATTTTACTTGTGTTAGTGCCATAATCAGAGCACCTCGTTAAAAGCAATGCTGGCTTGATATGCGTCAATAACTTCTTGGGTCCAAAGCGCTGTAGCAACAGCTTGCATCTCGGCGCACTCGCCGGTCATATCATCACCAGGATGCTTGACGTGGCGGTGATATTGGCGTCCCACTTCGACACCATCCTTTTCAACAATGTCCGCACGACGGCATTGCAGGATGTTGTACGGGGGAATAATTTCAATTTTGTGTTCGTGTCGTTCAGTAAAAGCCATTAGGGTCATCCTCCAGATGAGACAGGTTTAGGGCTTAGTTTTGAGACGGTTGCGGTCTTCAGGATCAAGAAGTCATATAGGTAATAGTGAAGCCTAAAACGGCACCGCTGTTTATCTCGTTGTAGCGGAGCGGATCACTGGTAGTACCTGAACTGTAAAAATTCAACCTATCGCTTCCTAGATATACTGCGTCAATGGCTTGGCCTACAAAACCTGCATTGACAGTACCAACAATTCTGTCGTGTGAAGGACCGTCAGTAAAGGGTATCCCATTTACACCAACCAGGCTGCCGTCAGTTGTATTACTAAAATCACTTATACGGGCACTGCAAATCACTACCCGACCAATTCTTGTATAAAGACCAGTTGCGGTCACAGTCCCGACGGTTACGGTCGGAGTCCAAGTCCCCTCCTCATAACTATCCAGCGTTTCACTGGTCATACCAGCGGCGTTGGTCTGGATTTGACTGAAGTCGATACCAGGGGAGTTGCGGAGCTGGAGCGTTCCGTTGCTGGTTAATCGCAATACCTCTGTAGGATTACCTCCAGACGGTCTGGTGAGGAACCTCAGCTCTCCTTCGTTGTTAGCTTGATCAACGTTTACGAAACTAATTGCGCTACACGTTT